GAAAACATGGGCTTTTTTGATACGAAAATTGATGTCAGCAATGTGCCTGACTCTATAGGTTCGGAGCCATTGCCAGAAGGGGAATACCTCATGAAGGCGGTGGAGTTCGATGATACTGCTAGGTCATCAAGCGGCAACGATATGATGACTGTTGACTTTGCGTTTGTTGATTCTGCGCTAGAGAAGAGGAGACCCATCAGGGACTTCTATGTAGTGGGGAATCAGGTTGCTTACAGCAAGCTCAAGCGTTGGATTAGGGGCGTGGGCATAGAGGTCACTACCGAGATTACTCGCGATACGATTCAGTCGGCTATGGGGAGACACTTCAAAGCCAAACTGGTACAGGAAGAGTACAACGGTTATGTGAACAACAAGATCAATGGGTACTTCCCTGCGGATCATGAGTCCACACCGCCAACTCAACCCGCCGCTTCGACTGGGGATGTAAACCAGCAAGCACCCGCTCAGCCAGCAGCAAATCTGCAAAAGCAAGAGTGGTCTTAACGGAGTAATACAACTGGGGCGGTTTCTTATCAGGTTGGATGCTTTGTCATTTTTGCTCCTTGCGCCAGATAAGCAATCGTTGTTAGTAGCAAGCTTGGCCCACTTGTAGTTGGAAACGGGCCTTCACCAAAGCAAACATTGATAAGGGGTACGAAATGATTTTGAAGAAAGAATTACAGGACAGGATAGAAGATCTCGAAAAAGAAGTTAAACACCTAGAAGACTCTAGGGATGCTTTAACAAAGCGTATTGATCAAATAGTTGACAGCAAAGGCGAAGTGGAAAGAAAGCTTTTTGAAGCACAACAATTGATTGAACATGAAAACGTCACTGGCCCGTTGTATCAAATCTGTGATCCCAGTAATCGTTGGTATCATATGAATCGAGACTTGGGCATTGATATTTATTTTGAAGATTATACCTCTCCGAAAAAACTACTGACTCGCATTCCAGTTAATCCAGCTGGTGAGCATGAAATTCCTAAAGAAGTATTGTTAGATCGTTTAACCAAAGCACAAGCAGCCCTTATGAATTTGTATCGCGGTGACAGTAGCTCAGAGATGATCAATGTAGACATTACTTTTGGATCAATTATGTGGACTGAGAATTTAGAAGAAGAATATTAATGAGTTACAAAGCATACATATATCGTTTAAGAACCGAACAAGACATTGACGATTTAAAACAATACTTGGGCAAGATGGAGTGGGTGATGGAGGATGGTGATGTTTATTCTGCCGCTATATTCGAGTGGTTCTATGAAGTAAATAAAACCATTCCGATCAAAGCTTACCGATCAAAAAAAGTTATTTTTGATTATCAACCAACTGATCTGGTCGCAGCGTTAACAATTGATCGAGGGCATTTATACACCTCATTAATCGAAGAGGGAGAGTTGGAGTTTTCTTCCGACAATCAACCCAGATTCAATAGACTGGATGAAGAAGAGCTACCTCTTGAGCGACCAGAACCAGGAGGGGTTCGCGTAAAAGATATGTTTATTTCTGACATCAGTGAGCCGCCTAACAAAAAACCATTGGAGGAATATCTTGAATGGAAAAATAATGGCCTATGGGAAAAAGCTAAAGTCAGACTCAAGGAGTTGCAATCATGAAAACAAACTCATGGCCTAAGACCAAGAACTCCCTATACGAATTATGTAAAGAGTTCTCTGAGACATACCAGATCGATGCACTGGGTATGTCGATAGAGAACCTCAAGTCAGCTATCAGTAAAGAAGACTACATGCGCTTAGACAGGGTAGTTAATCCTCCTGATCGCATGCGGTACAGGCTCACTGCCTACATTGAGATTGAAGTATCTAGCGAGACCGAAGCAGAAGACAAAACCACCAGAATAATGGCAGAGGCGGTTAAGGGCTTAGATGACCAAGACAAATTACTGCATGTCGATTTGAAAGACATAACGGAAGGAGAATGATTGATGGAAGAACTAAACGAAGATGAAAAAGGAATGGTAAAAGATTTACTTGAGATTACAGACGCTTTGGCTAGTCACAGTTTAAAAATTATTGAACACGCTAATGAAATAGAAAAAATAAGTGAGTTTGTTCAAAAGTCTATTTATCTAACAGTAAAAAATCGAGAGAAAGAATGAGCAAAATAAACATACAACTTGGAGGAAAACCAATCCTAACAGGGAAACAAGCTTATGTAGCTGATGACATTTGGTGGTCTCTTGATGATAACAACGTGGGTCATGTATACGAAAGCGAAGACAAAACAATTAAGTACCAAGCGGTTGGTGACTTTAAAGACGGTGAGTATGGCTTGATCCTAGATCACTACGATAAAGTTGAATCTACCTCATCAGACGGCAGAGTGGTCTGGAACAGGATGGAATATGTGTATTACGTTTCTACCCATAAGGTCATCATCAAGGACGGCCTGGTTGATATTGACTCAGTTCAGGAAGCCGCCGCTGAACTGCTTAATCTTTGTGGCTACCATGGGGTGTTCATCGAGGGGCTTAGAGAAGTTGACTTTGATATAGGGCTGCTCGACAGAAAGAAGTTCATACATCTATCTCTTGGGAGCTAACCCATGGAACCAGCAAAGTTTGATATGGAAGTTGAGTACAGGATCGATGGCAAAGTTGAAGTAGCCAAGATAGAAAACATTCCTTTTGCTGACATTCAAAAGCACATACCCGCTTCTGCCCAAGTGTTAGGGGCGACTGCAAGGAGGGTTAATAGAGATGAGTGAAGATTATGGCGAGTTAGAAAAGAACGTCCCGATAGGTATGGAAGACTCAAACAGCAAAGGCAAAGTAAAGTTTCTTAAATTATTTCCAGAGGTTGGTGATTGTAGATGGATTGAAGAAACTGAAAATTCAATCTCTAGAGATAAGAGAGGCATGGTTAAAAGCGAAGCTCGTAATAAAGTAAATGCTATAAAAACTAAAATGTATAAGTACGACCTAAGCCCCAAGACAAAAACATATTACAAGGATGATGGCTCTATATCTGGTTACAGGATCTGGAGGACTAAGTAATGACTGAGCAGCAGAAAGTTAAGTCAGACGGAAGCACTGCTTCGTACTACGAGCTACCTGGGTACGCCAAAGAATTACAGCATTTGATATCACATAAGGATATGAATGCGCAGATTGGTGAAATATTCAGGGCATGTTATAGATATGGCCAAGCATCTCACAGTGATCAGCTGCGTGATGCGAAGAAGATATTGTTTTATGCAATAGCTGAAGTCCAACGACTGGAGAGAAAAGATGGTACAGATTAAGGTTAAAAGTGATGCGCACCTTGAGGCTTTAGATGCTCTCAGGGAGTTATTTGCAAACGCAATGGAGGATGGAGTTGATCCTGATATTTTCATGGAGTCTTGCCTATGCTTTGCGCTGGCTTACCACCTTGAATTTACTGACAGTGATTCGCTGCATCAATTCATTGAGCATGCAAAGACAGAGATGCT